TGACAAGTTCTCAAACAAAAAAGATTGATTGCTATTTGATAGAGATGATATTCCAAAGATTAAACTTTCACGATAACAAACTGCCTGTTTTCAAAGAGAACAAAGCAAAGGGATTCGTGACTTTTGGTGCTGACAATCTCTATCCTGATTTCCTAATTGAACTATTCAATAAATCACCCAAACACAATGCCATCGTTTCTGCAAAAGCATCTTATGTTGCCGGAATAGGTACGGAGGTATTTGGTTCAAGTACGGAGGAGATTGCAAAAGCCCAAGCGAAACTCAAAAATATAAACGCCTACGAGACCTACGAAGAACTGAAAGCAAAAGTTGCATACGATGCCGAGTTGTTCAATGGTTTTGCAGTTGAGGTGATTTGGAACAAGGCAAAGACCGCACCTTCGGAATTCTATCACATCCCTTTCAAAGACATTCGCAAAGGTCTTGAGGGTGATTTCGTGTATTGTGCTGACTGGACAGATAGCAAAGCGGAGAAAATCCATTATCAACCATACAACCCAATCACAAGGGAATCCAAGCAAATTTACTATTGCCAATTTTACCGTCCCGGTCAAGGCGAATATCCTTTGCCTGATTATGTAGGTGCGTTGAAATACATTGAGGTTGACACCGAGATATCAAATTATTATTTGAATAGCATCAAGAATGGATTCACGGCACAAACCCACATCCAGTTATTCAAAGGAATCCCCACACCTGAAGAAGCTCGTGCAACTGCAAGGAGATTCAAAGAGAATTATCAAGGCACGGACAATGCCGGTGGGTTAATTATCCAATACAACGATCCGACAGAAAAGGAATCAGTCATCAACAACCTTCAACCATCGGATTTTGACAAGCAATTTGACTTGTTAAATAAGACCGTACAACAAGAGATATTTGTTGCACACAAGGTGAACTCTCCAATGTTGTTTGGAGTTCGTGTAGAGGGACAATTGGGAGGTCGTAGTGAGTTGATTGAAGCATATGAGATGTTCCATCACGCCTACATTGAACCCCGTCAACAAAAGATTGATGATACCTTTGCGTACTTGCTTGAACCTATCGCATCTGTTCGCTTAGAAACCATCAACAAACCACCAATCGGTCTTGACTATCAGGCGTTGTTTACTGCTGGAATCATTGACAGAAACGAAGCAAGAAAAGAGTTGGGATTTGATGAGATTGAAGAACCTTTGAATGTTGCCCTATCAAAACAAAATCCCTTTGGCTGGGATGATGAAAGAGACATCAAGGTATTTCAACAATACGGAGAGAGTGCAGACAACTTTGAAACCTACAAGTTTGAGTTTGTGGATGCCGTTGAAACTGCCATCTTGAATGTGTTGAAAGAGAACAAAGGTCTTCAGGTTGGGGACATCGTGAACATAACCAAACTGGATGCAAAGGTTGTCGCTGATGCGATTGCTAAACTTGCCAAAGCGGAGTTGATCAAATCATACGAGGACGGATTGGAAACAACACCGAAAGGAGTTGAAGAAGTAAAGAGATTGCAAACAGAGATTGTCGTTCGTTACAAATACGGATTGGCTGCTGGTATTGATGGACCAATGATCATTCCAGGTTCAAGAGATTTCTGCCGTCAAATTGATGGAAGCAACCGTGTGTATTCAAGGGAGGATATCAATGCGATGTCAACTCAATTGGGATACGATGTATGGAAGAGAAGAGGTGGTTGGTATCACAACCCCACATTGGATGTGAACACCCCACAATGCCGTCACATTTGGCAACAACAATTATTAAGGAGGATTAAACGATGACCAATTTTGTATATTTCATTTCAACCACTTATCTCAAAGACAACACACCTTTGAATGAGAATGTTGATGACAAGTTGCTGAAATCAGCAATCAAAGAAGCTCAAGAAATCTACATCCGTGATGTGATTGGTTCAGGCATTTACAATGAGTTGCAAGTACAGGCATTTGCTGGAACATTAACCCAGTTAAATACTACCCTTTTGGATTCATACATCGCACCGTGTTTGAAGTATTACACATTGACCGAAGCAATGCTTCCAATGACCTTCAAATTGATGAACAAATCGGTTGCATCTCGTGAGAGTGACAATGCGAGGGCGGTATCAGTTGAGGAAATGACAATGATTGAAGGTCGTTATCGTGACAAAGCCGAATACTATGCCAACAGATTGAGGGATTATCTCCGCACATACACCAATGATTATCCTTTGTTCCTAAATCCCGGCAGTACCTTTGATACAATCCGTCCAAAGAACACCGCTTTTGTCGGTGGTATTTATCTTCCAACATCTCAAGATTGTTTTTGGAACTATGACTTCCCCGACACGGACAAATAAGTGGCAAAAAAACAACGAAGCCAAACTTCTCAAATTTCTCAAGAATGACACTAAACCAAATAATCCAAAAGATTCAAACGGCAGCCGAAAGCCATAAGATGGTTCACAAGTTTGGCGTTGGGCAGCAGTCAAATATGACGGTTGAGAATGTTGAGTATTATCCTTTGGTTTGGTTATATCCTGATGGATTCAATTTGCAGTCCGGTGGCAATCTTCAAACCTACAACTTTGCATTGCTCGTGATGGACAGAGTATTTGAAAGCGAATCAAACACCATTGAAGTTCTTTCGGATACCGCACAGATTATGACCGACATCTTTGCATTGATTGAAGACAACACCCAAAACGATGAGGATTTTGAGATTGTGATCAACGGCAACGCTTCCCCATTCTACGATTCAAAAACTGATATTCTCGCTGGTTATGCAATCAACTTCCAAGTCCTCACTCCTTATTTACACAATACTTGCGTTGTTCCTGTTTAGTTGGTTGTGGGCGTTCTTCAATTATGATGAACCAGTCCGCTATATCAAACCACTAAATGTTGAACTGCACGAAAGGATTATTGAAAAAGAGAAGATCAAACGAATCACACTACTGAAAGAACTGAACCACTATGATACGATTTATCTTGATACTTTTGATGCTACATCTTCAGGGCTTGAAGGGGCAATTCGTCTCCATAGATTCTGCGACTCTGCGAACTGCGAATAGTTATCTTGTAAAAGGTGCAATCGCACGGCAAAAAGTTAGCCAATTACTGAAGGTTGTTCACTCGGATTCCATCATTATTGCTGAACAAGATTCGGTCATAACCAAACAAAAGGTGAACATCGCATATCTGGATGCGGAGAATAAGTCACTTTTGAGGCAAAATAAAGCCATTATTACAACTTTAAAGTTGTTTAAGGGTATAAGTATAGGTTTAGGAATTTTAAGCGTTTTAATGTGGCTACAATAGACCTTGATAAACTGCCCGATGCCCTTGATACTTATTTAGGGGATGCATCCGAAGGCTCACTCCTTCAGCAAATCATCATTGATTGGTGGAATAAGAAGGTGATTCCCCCGATTTGGGCGAATCTTGACAGTAAAAAGATAAACGCATCATCTTCGTTGAGACAATCTTTTGTCCCCGGACAGATAACCAAATCACCCACATCCATCAACACCATCCTTCTCGCAGAGGACTATTGGGAGTTCGTGGAATACGGAAGGAAGCCAACAAGAAATGGTCACATTGAAGGCACACCGTATCTATGGCAGTCAATCACAGAATGGATGGCATTCAAAGCCGTCAAACCACCTGAAGATTTTACCTATGATTCATATGCAAAAGCCATTGCAAAAAAGATTCACAAAGTAGGTACAAAGCCAAAGCCATTCCTTGAAAGTGCGTTCACGGAATCAATACAGATGGAATTGGTCAATGAGTTGAATGCTCGTTTCGGGGATTTGATATTCTCGGAAGATATAAAATTGTAACAAAAAGAAAAGTTTATTTGCATTATTAGAAAGTTTATTTTACTTTTGCTTTCGTTATGGATTACAACAAAGCAATTGAAACAATTAAACTGAAACGCAGACAAGGGCTATTTCAAATAGTCGCTCGTAAAACAGGGGTATCACTTCCAACCGTTCGCAAGTATTTGGTTGAGGGAAACATCGTTTCACCCAAAGCCAAAGCCGTCATTGAAATTGCATTGAGGGAGGTGAACAATGATTGAAGCAACAATCAACGGATGGATTCTCACAATCGGTGGTGATAGGTATGTTTACATTGACAAGCAAGTTGATGACTATTTACTGAACAATCACTTTGATGAACTTGAACCATACCTGATCAAGCGAGATGTGTACTTCGGTGGATGCGTTGAGACCAACTTGGTCGGCATTGAGACGGAAAGATTCTTCTATCTTGAACCCGACAAGTTTACTATTATTTTTATGTGCGGACACAAAACAAATTTCCTATGAATAAAAGCGAATCAATCAAGAACATTGCTGGTGCGTTGGTAAAATTCCAAGCATCGGTAAGCAAGGTAGCAAAGGAAGCCAACAATCCTTTCTTCAAATCCAAGTATGCGTCATTGGCGAACATACTGGATACAATTCAAAAGCCATTGAGTGAATGTGGTTTGGCAATCAGTCAATTTCCTGATGGGAATGCACTCACAACCATTATCCTTCACGCTGATTCGGGCGAGTGGATGGAATCATCCTATGTGATGCCGGTTGCAAAGCAGAACGATCCACAAGCAATGGGAAGTGCAATGACCTACGCACGGAGGTATGCACTTGGTTCAATCCTAAACTTGAACATTGATGATGATGATGATGGTGAGAAAGCAATGGGAAGACAGATTCCAAAGAAAGATGAACTCACACCAAAGCATCCATCTTGGACAAAAGCAGTTGAACACTTGAAGACGGGCGGATTAATGACCGACATCACAAGCAAGTTTGAGGTATCTCCGGTCAATATGAAACTTTTAATCGGTGAGAAATGAATAACACACATCCAGTTATTCACACTTCTTTAAACGAAGAAGATTGGCAGAGGTTGAGAAGTTCACGCTTCACCGCTTCCGAAATTCACAAACTGATGGGAACTCCGAAAAACAAATCGGAGTTCTTGTCGGAAACTGCGAAATCATTTGTGTTTGAGAAGGCAGCGGAATACCTAACCGGTGCGAAATCGGAAATCTATGGTCGTGCATTGGATTGGGGAAAAGAACACGAGAAGGAAGCCTTCCACTATTTCTCACAACAAACCGATGAGTTCTTCACTTACTACGGTGCAGAGACATACACCTTCATCACTTATGGTGAATGGGGAGGATATTCACCTGATGCACTTGGTCACCAGTTGGTAGAAATCAAATGTCCGTTCAATTCAGGCAACCACCTTCAAAACTTCTTCATCAAAAACAACGAGCAGTTGAAATCAAAACGCACGGAGTATTTTTGGCAGATGCAAATGGGGATGATTGCAACCGGATTGGAAGAGGGTTTGTTTGTTAGTTATGATCCCCGAATGCCCATCGGCAAGAAGCTCACAACCACTCTCATCACTTTGGAAGAGGACATCCAAGAGATCATTGATGAGAAATTGGCATACGCTGGGGAGTTGTTTTTGTCAATCACAAAATAAATCGTTCATTCACAAAGCCAATTAGAAAATAAATTTGCATAAGTGAAAAGAATGTTGTTATTTTGAATCATGGATATGACAAACAAACAAAAAATCAACTACCAATTGGAAGTTTTAGAAATCGAATTGACTGGCATTATTGCCATCACAAGAAAGCCAAATTTACTTTTTCGTGAAATCTATGAAAAAAGAATTGCAAATTTACTTGCTCGTAAAAACGAATTAACAACAATCTTGGGGGCTTAATTGCCCCCTTAATTCAATGACTATGAAACGCTACAAAGTAATTTTCAAAGACAAAAATGACAATGATTTATTCTTCATTCAGTTCTATGCACCAAGTGTTGAGAAGGCAAATGAATTTGCTTACGAAAGAATGGGCAACAAAAGTGATGATGCAGTTAGTTTTACAATCGAAGAAATAGCATGAGCTTAGACATAATTTATCCAATCGTTTTAACACCCATCGTTTTTGCGGTGGGTTACTCTATCCATTGCATTAAGAAGGCAATGAACAAAGAACTTCCTGAAGCCAAACCATACCAGTTTGAACGGGACAAGTACAATCCGGAGTTTGACCAATTCAGTCAAACAATCTTCAATCACAAATTCTATAAAGGAAAAGCAAAATGATAACTTATTTAATCTTGGGCGGTGTTACTGTCCTTCTCGCTTACCGGTTGTGGCAAGTTGAGAGAAACGCAGAGGAATTGCAAGAATCAATTAACAAAAAGAATCGCAACATTTGGGATTTGGAAACAGAAATCTTGACGATCAGGTCAACCATCCAGCAAGGCAAGGATGATTTAAACCAAGCGAAGATGATGAGCGAGAAACGGATTGCAGAACTGGAAGACAAATTGCAAACTTTCAAGAACCAATTTACAGATTTAAAAAATGTTAAAAGCGAGGGTAGTAAAGGCAACAATTAATTCAATTGAGAAATGGAGAGTTTACTTCGCTGGAGAATTACTCGCCACATTTGAATGCGAAAAAGATGCACGAGATTACGCAGAATTTATAGACAGACAATGAAAACAGATATAACACCCAAAGAAAAAGCCGAAGAGCTTATCGCCAAATTTTACACCATCAATGCGGAAACGGTTGAATTGGTAGATGGAGATTTTGATATAATTCATTCACTATCGGAAGACGATGCAATCAAATGTGCGAGAGTTGCAGTATATGAAATACTTGATCATTGCACAGAAGTAAGCAAATACTATTGGTTAAAAGTTCTTCAAGAGATAATTCTAAACGACAATGACAAACAATAAACAACAAACGGCAGTGGACATTCTATGTGGAAAGTTAGCAATGAAGTTAGGCATACCACAAGCAATTACTTTTTACATAGACCATCAAGAAGAAATCAGAGAAGCCAAAGAAATGGAGAAGAAAAGAATTGAAACTGCATACAATAAAGGAACAGTTCATGGAATTGATTATCCTGAAAGTACACTACCAATAACTGGTGAACAATACTACGAACAAACCTACGGAGGGGGTGAGCAATGAACATCAGGGTTAAACACAGAAACACAGAGATAGAACTTGAGGACATTAAGACCATCAATCACAATCTTGATATCATCAGTTTAATCAAAGCCATCTCACAACAGATTCAAGAAATAATCAAGGCAGAAAATGAAAACACCAATTGACCGCTTGGTTGAACACCTACGCACGGAGTTTCCCGATTTGGATATAAGTCCACACCTGATCTTTAATTTCAAACAACTTGAGAAGATGGATCAACAACTGGCATACAATGCCGGGTTTGCATATGCAAAGAAAATGTATCAAAAAGAAGAGATATGAATGTAACGAAAGAACTTGTGTTGAAATTGCTTGAGCAATATCCACAAACAAGAGACAACGACAACCTTTTGATGTCAATGATTTGGAGAAGGGAATCAAATCTGTTTAACTTCTTCCATCGTTTGGAATCAGGCAAGTTAACACCAGCGGAAACCATCCGCAGATGCCGTCAACGGTTGCAGTTAGATGATCCCGAATTGAGAGGTGCGACCTATGAGCTTCGACAAAAACATCAAGCAAAAGTGAAAAAAGAATTGGGATACAATGTGTAAGGTAATCAATTTCAGTGGTGGAAGAACTTCCGCATATATGACAAAACGCCTAATTGATGAAGGCGGTGAATATCTTGTGACCTTTCAAAACACTGGAAAAGAAATGCCACAAACATTGGAGTTTATTAATGAATGTGATAAGCGGTGGAATTTGAATATGGTTTGGTTAGAATATCGCAAACCAGCAACCTTTGAAGTTGTAACATATGACACCGCTTCACGCATTGGGAGACCATTTGATGAACTATTAGAGCAAAGACCATCATCTATACCCAATCAACAATTTAGATACTGTACACTCGAAATGAAAATTAACACTTTAAAAAGATATTTAAAAAGTATTGGTATTGAAAATTACACGAGTTACAATGGCATCCGATATGATGAACCGAGGAGATGGGCAAAAATAAACGCAACGGATTTGGATGTTGAATTGCCTTTGGTAAAATGGAAGACAACAAAAGCAGATGTATTAAATTGGTGGAAACAACAACCATTTGATTTGATGGTAAACGAACCTTACGGTAACTGCGATTGTTGTTTCCTTAAGGGCAAAGGTAAACTTGCAATCATCGCCAAAGAAAAACCCGAATTGTTTGATTGGTGGATTAACAAAGAGCAATCAGCCACATTCAAAAAAGAAATCAGTTATCAGCAAATCAAAGACAAGGCACAATCTCAATTAGGTTTATGGGATAATGATCCATCATTTGAATGTTTTTGCAATGTAGATTAAATGTATTATATTTGAACCGTTAACTGGGATGTAAGAGATCCTGTATGTTAAAAGATATTTGCCCTGTTGAATTAGTCGCACTCTTACTGCACTAATTTGATGGGGCTTTTTTTATGTCAAAAAATAAGAAATCATTCCTACTCTATTGTGATTTAATTCACACGGTAGACCAACTGACAAACGAACAGGCTGGTGATCTGTTCAAGCACATACTACGATATGTGAATGACCAAGAACCACAGACGGACAATGTGATAACTCGCATTGCTTTTGAACCTATCAAGCAATCATTGATGAGAGATTTGGTAAAATACAAATCTATTTGTGAACGGAATTCGGACAATGCAAAGAAGCGATGGGATGCGACCGCATCCGATGGCATACGACCGCTTACCAAAAATGCCGATAGTGATAGTGATAGAGATAGTGAAAGAGATAAAGATAAAAAAGTATTTAAGAAACCAACCATTGAAGATGTTAAAACTTATATGAAAGAACTCGGAATGAATGACATTTCGGAAAGATGGATGTCTCATTATGAATCAAACGGTTGGTTAGTTGGTAAAAACAAAATGAAAGATTGGAAGGCATCGGTAAGAACTTGGAAATTAAATAATCTTCAAACCGAGGAAATTAAAACTAACAAACCTAAAATTGCAGTACTATGAACACAGAGAGAATCATCCTATCGAATATGCTGTTTTACGATGACGCAAAACACTTCCTACCAAGAATCAACAAGAACTGGTTTACGGATTCAATGTCAGCCAAATTGATTGAGGTTATGACAGAGATGTACTACAACAACGAAGCCATTGACTATGTGAGTTTATCCAAACACTTTGACAGAATGCAAGTGATTGAGATTATACAACTTCAACAACAAGCATCCGGCATCACGGACATCAAACCACACCTGATGCAACTTGAACACGATTACATCAAGAAACAAGTTGTGGAAGGCGTTTTATCTTTGGATGTAACAAAGGAATTGAAT